CAACAATGCCAAGATTTAAATTAGTCAATGGAGTAAGTGTTCAATTGACTGCTGAAGAAGAAGCGGCTAGAGATGCTGAAGAAGCGGCATTTGCTGCTGGCGCTTTTGATAGAGCAATTGCTGGTGTAAGAAGTAAAAGGAACGCTTTAATAGCGGCTACTGACTATCTTGCGTTATCTGACAATACTTTATCAGCAGAAATGACAACTTACAGACAGGCTTTAAGAAATATAACAAACGGTGTAACAACTGTTGAACAAGCAAATAGTATTACATGGCCGACTAAACCAGAGTAATAATATAAATAGTTAAATAGAGAGATAAGAAATGGCACTAACAAAAGTAACAACAAATGCTATAACAGATGACGCTATTACAACGGCAAAGATAGCTCCGGAAACAGTTATAGCAAGTGATATACTTGATGGTACTATAACAGTTGCCAAACTTACATCTACTTTAGATTTATCTTCAAATACAGTTACTTTACCTAGTACGTCTGTAACAAATGATATGTTATCAGGCTCAATTGCTAATGCTAAATTAGCTAATCCAAGTTTTAATTTAAACGGTGTAACTATAAATTTAGGAGATACTACAGAAATTTCTGCTGGTACAGACTGGCAAACAGGCGTTGTTGCTGATGGATCTACGGTGACAAGTGCAGCTGCTGGAGAAGGATATTTTATTGATACAACAAGTTTTGCACACACAATAAATTTGCCTGGTTCTCCTGCTTTAGGTGACGAGGTTACTATTGTGGATGCTTCAGGTACAGCAGATACAAACAATATTACAGTTGGTAGAAATGGTAATAAAATACAAGGTACGGCGGCCGACTTAACAGTATCGTCTGAAAGATCAGCGTTTACTTTAGTGTATTACAATGCTACTCAAGGATGGTTATTAAAAACTAATTAGGATTAAAAAACAATGGCACATAAAACATATCAATATTGTTACGCTGAAAATTGGGGAAAAGGTTTTATTGAAATGGAAGATGATTTTGAAACAAAAGGTTATTATGGAAATATTTGGAGAGTCCCAGCTCACAACAAAAAGGCTAATCTTTGGATTCAAAAAGTTTTGGGTGTGCCTAAAACAGTTGCCGAAGCACAAGCAATTGTTGATGCTAGAATTGGTGAGTTACAAACACAATGGGACAATAATAATGTTGAAGGAGAAACATTAGAACAAAAACAAGATCGTATAGGTTTTAGAATTGAACCTGTGACGTTAGAGGAATAAAAATGGCTACTTATAAAGAAATATTTGGTACTACTATAAAAAATTTTACAAGTGATCCTGATAATGTTGAAACAGGTCAGGTATGGTATAACACATCACTTAACTCTTTAAGGACAACAGGTATTGCTGGCGCAACAGGTATTTGGGTAAGTACAACCGAATTAAATACTGCTAGAAATAGTGGTGCTGGTAACGGTGAACAAAATTCAGCGGTCACTTTTGGAGGATCTCCTGGAACAGATACAGCTCCTGTAGCATACGGAGCAACCGAACAATATAATGGATCAACTTGGACGGAAGTTGGTGATCTTGGTACACCTGGATTACATAGACTTCCTGCTAATAGAGGACCTCAAAATGCAACTCTTGCTATTTCAGGTAGGACAGCTCCTGGTGTTAATACCGGAAACGTTGAGTCTTGGAATGGAACTGCTTGGACGGAAACTACAAATATAAATGTTGATAGGTCTAAATTTGGTTCTTGTGGAACTCAAACGTCAGCTTTAGCTTCGGCAGGAACTGGAAACCCTAATGTTTCACCTAACGATCATAAATTTGTAGAATCATGGAATGGTTCTACATGGACTGAAATAGCAGACAGTATTTTTAATGGAGGTTCTGTAGGTATGGGTGGTGCCAATAATTCATCTGCAGTAAAATTTGGAGGTGGACCTGGACCTCAAGTATGTACTGAAATATGGAACGGTTCTACATGGACACAAGTAAACGATATGAATGTTCCAAAATTTCAAGTACCAATGCACGGGATAGCAACTGCCTCTCTACGTATTGGAGGAAGAACTCCTGATAGTGGTGATGACACTTGTGAATCTTGGAACGGAACGGTTTGGTCATCAATAGCCAATTTAAATTCATTAGCAAATTTTGCTTCAGCAGCAGGGTCTTCATCTTTAGCTTTAAGGATGCAGGGTCCTGGTAGTGGAAATTCTGCCGTGGCTGAAGAATTTTTTGGTTCAGGACAAGCATATAATAAAAATTTAGAGTAATTTTTTTATTAAAAAACTGACTTATACCTAAAACATTTTTAGGTAATTAATTGATATAATGTTTTATATAACTAAAATTGATAATAATATTGTTGATAAAATTGTCAAAGTAATTGACAAATATAAGTGGGATTTCGTAGATGTGTCTTCCGAAACATCAACAGAGCAAGGATTCCAAAGTTCTAATATTATAAACATATTTGATGATAATTTAAAAAAAGAGATGTTAGACCATCAATGTCTATATCAGGATATTTTTCACATACATTACCTAGAATATTTTAATGGTGGTTACCAATTAAACCACAATCATTTAGAATCTGAAGAATATAGTTTTATATTATATTTAAATGATGCTATTGGCGACACCATTTTTACACATAAAAGAATAAAACCACAAAAAGGCCTTTTAGTAATATTTGATTCAAGTTTGAATCATAGTGGCGATAAAAGTATCAACAAAAAGATTTTAGTAGGAGCTATTAAACAAAAAAAAAGAAAATAAAACAATATAAATAAGATTACATATTATTTTAATATAATATTGAAATAATCATAATGAGGATTGAAAAATGACTAAAAAAAATATAAAAGAAATTATTGAAAAAGAAAGTGAAAGTTTAAATAGCTTATTAGAAGTTAATGACCTTTCTGATTTTAAAGGAATGGTAGATGAATTAAAAGACACTTGGAATAAAAGACAAATGTTTAGAACGGAAACAGAAGCAAGATTTTCTGTTTTACAAGATAATAAGTACACAACACCAGCTGCAAAGTATTGGCAGTGTGTAAGAGAACAATCAAGTTTTTTAACTAATTTAATGTCCTTATCTTTTGAGTATAGAAGAAACAATGCAAAAATAAAATGGTACCAAGAAAAAATTGAAAAAGAAGAAGATGATTACAAAGCAACTCTACATAAAATAAATTTAGATGAGGCCATTTTTAAAAAAGCAAACATGGAACGAGAAGCTAGAGAAAGGATGCGTGAACTTAAAATGTGGTCTAAATTAAAAAAAGAATTTAATGATGGTTCTTTTGATGACCAAGACGTTAATCAACATCAACTAGAATCTTATGGTAGACAATATGCTATAAAAGCTCAACAGTTAACAGAGCATTCTGATGATAATGAAAGATATAACGTTCTAGGACAATTACAATCTTTACAAAGAATTAAAAAAACTGGTGAGTTGGAAAACAATAAAGAGAAAAAAGAATTGTTAGATAAAAAATAATTTTATGATATTTCAGCCTATACATTTGGGTCAAAGTGTTTTAAGGTATCACGTTCCTTTAAATATTTTTAATGCTATTAATGGCATTTACGAAAAATTTAAAAACAAACTACCTCCAGCTAATAGCAATCTTGTAGGTAAAATAAAAAAAGAATTTTCTCTATTAAGATGGATGCAAGACAAAGACAATAATCATAGCCTTCAAAATTTTTTACCAGCAAATGTAATTCTTTATATGGAAGAAGCATTTAAAAATTATTTAATTTATAATAAAGTTAAAGGATTTGAAATGAAATTAAGTGCGGTTTGGATAAATGAAATGAAGCAACACGAGTATAATCCAGCCCATATTCATAAAGGAGGAGAATTTACAGGTCTTTCTTCCGTTATGATATTAAAATTACCTTCTACTTATGGTGTTGAATACTCTGCTGAAAATATACCACAAAATGGTAGATTACAAATATTAGGCGCAGCTAACGGTCAATTTGCAAAAGTAGATTATGAGCCTCCAATGGAATTAAGAGATTTTTATATTTTTCCATATGATATGAGGCATTGTGTTTATCCTTTTAATGGAACTGATGAAGTAAGAATAACACTCGCAGCTAATTGTGATGTTAAAATGGATCCTATAGTAAATAGAGGTTTGAAATAATGCAAACAGAACCCAAATGGAAATCATATGTTACTATAACAAATAACCCCATTTTTACTCCAGAACAATGTCAAATGATAATAAACGCTGGAAGAAGTGAGCCTAGAGAAATGGGTAAAACACAAAAAAAAATTGATAATAGATTAGATGGTTTAGATACAGAAAAAAGAACTTCACATATTAGTTGGATTCCTTTTAAAAAAATGATTCCTATGTACAAGGATATAGAAAGAATATTGATTAGTACAAACGCTAATCATTTTGGTTTTGATGGTGTCACAATAACTGAGCAAGCTCAATACACAGAATATCCAGAGGGTGGTTTTTATGATTGGCACATAGATTCTGATATTTCTTTTGAACACGAGCCGCCTGTTAGAAAAATATCTATGACTTGTTTATTATCTCCTGAAACAGAATTTGAAGGTGGTCATTTAGAAATGCTGTATGAAAATAAAATTATTAAATTAAAACAAGGCCAAGCAATATTTTTTGCATCATTTTTAAAACATAGAATAACACCTGTTACAAAAGGAAATAGAAAATCTTTAGTTATGTGGTTTGGAGGACCTCCATTAAGATGATTGTAAATTTACATTTTCCTACTCCTGTTTATGTTTTTGAAAATTATAATGTCAATTTTAATAGACATTTAGAAGAAAACATTTTAAAATGGATGGGAGAAGATCAAGGAGTTAAAAGAACAAATATTAAAGGCTGGCATTCTACTACCAACATGCACGAAAAGCCAGAGTATAGAGAATTGGTAGATTTTTTATTTCAAGCTCAATTTAAAATTTACGAACAAGAACATTTAGATTCAGAACCGTTTTTAGGTGGTATGTGGGCAAATGTTAATCCTCCAGGAGCTATGAACCGAGCTCATCAACATCCAAATTCTTTATGGTCTGGTGTGTATTATGTAAAAACTCCAGAGAACTGTGGTGATTTAATGATAGATGATCCTAGGTCTCCAGCTTCGATAAGTAGACCAAGAATGAAAAATGGGCAAATACCAAATAGATTATTAAGAGATGTATTTTATAAACCTAAAGAAGGACAATGTATAATGTTTCCCTCTTGGTTATTACATTGTGTTGATCCAAACGAATCTAATGACCTTAGGATATCAGTATCTTTTAATTTTATGCAAGCTTGTATGGTAAAAAGTTAATGAAAGGGGTTTATTATTATGACATTTGAAACAAAAAAATATCAGGTAATTAAAAAAGCGGTATCTTACGAACTAGCTAATTTTTGTTTTAATTACTTACTTTTAAAAAGAGATGCAGTTGATTTTATGTACAAAAATAATGTTGTGTATGATGATGGTATATTAGGAACTTGGAAAGATGATTACGTACCTAACACTTTTTGTTGTTATTCAGACCATGTAATGGAAACATTGTTAGTTAAAATGTTGCCTGTTATGAAAAAACATACTAATTTAAATTTGATACCTACTTATTCTTATGTCAGAGCTTATAAAAAAGGTGATACATTAAGAAAACATAAAGATAGACCTAGTTGTGAAATATCTTGTACCTTAAATTTAGGAGGAGATCCTTGGCCTATATTTATGGAAGGTGAAAAAGTGTTACTTGAAGTTGGAGATATGATAGTGTATTCTGGTTGCGAATTAGAGCATTGGCGAGAACCGTTTGAGGGAGATGTATGTGGACAAGTGTTTTTACATTATAATCACATAAATGGACCATATGCTAAGGAAAATAAGTTTGATAAACGACCATTATTAGGGCTCCCAATGTTTAATAAGTAGTATAAATATAACTAAAAAGGTGATAAAATTATGAGCGAACAAAAACAAGATACAGTAACAATTGATGGTAAACCATACGCTATTAGTGATTTACCAGTAGATATTAGAAATGCCATTGTTGCTAGACAAGAAATTCAAACTTCTAAAGTAAGACACGAAATCGAACTAGAAAAGATTGAAGTATTGACTAATCATTATAATGAAAAAATTAAAAAAGGATTAGAACAATTAAATGGC